TAACATGATAGAAGCACCAGTATTTGAAAAAGGTTATCCCGACTATGAAGCAGTTAACAAAAAGCCAGCTATGAAACTTAGATATTCAGAAGCATTTTATAGTGTACAAGGTGAAGGCAAATTTGTAGGAGTACCAAGTGTATTCTTACGTACCTTTGGTTGTAACTTTCGTTGCATGAACTTTGGATTAAATAATGAACCTATGCGTGACGAAAAGCAAAAGCAAGGTATTATTCATAATGCTGAGGTTCAAAGTTTGCTTGATGCAGGTGTACATGAAACTACAAAAGAGTTTAACGACTTGCCTATTATACACACAGGTTGCGATACATATGCAAGTATCTATCCTGAATTTAAAAAGTTTAATAAACAAGCAACTGTTGAGGAAGTAGTTGAACATTTGCTATCGCTTACTCCAGAAGGTAAGTGGACTATGGCAAACGGACAAGATGTCCACTTAATTATGACAGGTGGTGAGCCGTTGTTAGCGTGGCAACGACTTTACGTAGAACTGTTCGAACATCCACGTATGCAGGACTTAAAAAATGTTACATTTGAAACAAACACTACGCAATACTTACACGACGATCTCTACGAATATCTCAACAATAGTGACAGAATCCAAGTTACTTGGTCTTGTTCCCCGAAACTTAGTGTTAGCGGAGAACCTTGGGATACTGCTATTAAGCCTGATGTGGCTCGCGAGTATACTACTGTTGACGGTAGTGACATTTATCTCAAGTTTGTTGTCGCTACTTACAACGACTTTGAAGAAGTTACTAGAGCTGTTGAAGAGTATAGGAGCGCCGGGGTCGAGTGTCCGGTATATCTTATGCCGCTTGGGGGACGCTCGGAAGAGTATAGCCTCAATGTTAAAGATGTCGCCGAAGCATGTATGGAGCGAGGTTGGAGGTTCACACCAAGACTACACATCAGTTTATTCGGAAATGCCTGGGGAACATAGTAGAGACATGGATGCATTATACGATATTAAAAAGGAAACTAACGAACAGTTAGAAAAAGCAATGAAGGCACCTATTGATCAAGATAGGATTAGAAAGGCTGGCTGGTGATATTAGAAGTTTTTCCAGTTCCAATTTATATACATCAACCTAAACTTGAAGAAAGTTTTGCAGTCCAACACGAAATTAAAAAAGCATTGCCAAAGATAATAGAACGAGGAGTTGGGTTACCCGAGGATAGAGAAGCAGAGTTGAAAACTAATGTACATTTGTTTTTAAATACTATTACAGATCATAACTTATCTAACTTAGGTGAATATATTAAGACACATACATTTAGGTATTACAAAGAAACACAATCGTTTTTTAGACAAGATGCAAGAATGGAACTAGCAAGAAGCTGGATTAATATTTACGATCATAAGGAATCTCAACAATGGCATAGCCACGGTGATGCCATTATATCAGGCACATACTATTATAAGTGTACAGGTAAAGAAGACAATGGCCAAATTAGTTTAAGACAACCCGGAGTACAAATGCGTGGAGGTATGTTTCCTGTAGGAAATAAGTATAAAATAAATTTTGATGTAACACCACAAGAAGGTGGAATTATTTTGTTTCCAGGCTGGATGGAACATAGAGTAAGATCTAATAATACAAATGATACACGTATTAGTATTTCATTTGACTGGTTTGTAAACAATCATACCAGTAAAGAATCTGTATATATAGGAAAGGACTAATATGAAACAGTGGTTAAAGAAACTAACAGGGTTAGATAAAATAGAAGCAGAGAAGGTAAAAGTTGAAGAAGAAAAACTTGAACTGTTAAGAAGAAAGAATCCTAAAGAGTATGCAACACGTAAGAAACAGTCTTGGGTAAACGTACTTGATATGAAAGTAAACGAAGATAATATTCGGAACGGCTTTTTCGAACTTGATTGGAACAAATATTTTATCCAAGAATTAATTCAAAACGGATACGGAACTGAACAGGATCCTGAAGAAGAAATTGTTGATCGCTGGTTTAAAGATATTGTATATAACATGTTATCAGACGAAGGAATGGATACTGATAGAGGTGCAGGATATATAAACGTAAAGCCATTAAGCGACGATAAGAGCGAAGTATCTTAATGGTTGACACAAGCCAGATCTGGTGTTATAATAGTACTATAAATTATACAAAGGCAAACTAATGGCAACTTACGTACTAGTAGATACAGCAAATACATTTTTCCGTGCAAGACACGTTATTAGAGGCGACTTAGATACAAAAGTCGGTATGGCATTTCATATTACATTAGCAGGTGTACGAAAAGCATGGCAGGACTTTGATGCAAGTCATGTCGTATTCTGCTTAGAAGGACGCAGTTGGCGTAAAGATTTTTACGAACCATACAAACGTAATCGAAGCGATGCTCGTGCGGCTCTTACAGAAAAAGAAGAACAAGAAGATAAATTGTTTTGGGAAGCCTTTGATACATTTAAAGACTTTGTCGGTACAAAGACAAACTGTACAGTACTGCAAAATCAACAATTAGAAGCTGATGATCTTATTGCAGGTTGGGTGCAAGCTCATCCGCAAGATAATCATGTTATTATTAGTACTGATGGTGACTTTGCACAACTTATTGCTCCTAACTGTAAACAGTATAATGGTATTACAGAAACTACTATTACACATGAAGGCTACTTTGATAAGAAAGGCAATCACGTAGTAAACAAAAAGACAGGACTAGCTAAAGATGCACCTAATCCTGAATTTATGTTGTTTGAAAAATGTATGCGTGGTGATAAAAGTGATAACGTGTTTAGTGCGTATCCTGGTGTACGTGTTAAAGGTACAAAAAACAAAGTTGGTCTTGTTGAAGCATTTGCAGACAAAGATAACAAAGGCTTCAACTGGAATAATATGATGTTGCAACGGTGGGTAGATCATAACGGTGAAGAGCATCGTGTATTAGATGACTATAATAGAAATGTAACATTATGTGATTTAACGGCACAACCTGCAGAGATTAGAGACATAATCAACGCAACTATTGCTGAGAATAGCAAACCTAAACAAATAACACAAGTTGGCTTACGATTAATGAAGTTTTGTGCCTTATGGGATCTTCAACGGGTAAGTGAACAAGCTCAGAGTTATGCTGAGCCATTACAAGCGAGGTATACAATATGACAATAAATGCAAAAGAAATAATTGACGGTAAATTTTGGATTATAGAAAATCAAGGCAACAAGGTTGCTACACTAGCATATTCAGATGAAAAATATATGGTCACTGATGTTAATGGATCGAGATTTGTAAACAGTAAAGTAGAACTTGAAAGAGATTTAGGTAAACTAAGTTGGAGTTCTTTAGATATTACCGAAGTTACACTTGACGAAGTACATGGCTTTCCCACAAGTTGTACACCACACAATCCTTTATATGACGTAAAACAAAAACTTCCATTATTTACTAAAAGCACAAAGTCAAAAAGTTTATACTGTGCAGGCTTTTATATTATTAGATTTGATAAAGGTTGGGTTAAAAGTTTTTGTCCTAAAGCAATTACTATTGAACGTTATGACTACAAAGGTCCTTTTAAAACTTCTTTAGAAATGAGAACAGAATTGAGTAAAGCAAATGCCAAATGAACCTCTCAATACTGTAGCTATACAACAATTTATTAGTCAGGTTAAAAGTGCAGACGCTAGTAGAGCTAAAGACGTTACATTAGATATTCAACAAGCAAAACGACTTGCCTTTACATTAGGCGAAGTTATGACTAGGATGAACGGTGATCTAGAAGCATTAATTATTAAGCAGAACAATACCGAAGAAGAAACAATTGAAGTAAGGCTTGACGGCGGAAATACTTGGTAAAATTGGATAAATATATACGTAGTTAATTAAAGGACAACGTATATGAGTAGACCAAAACCAAAAGTGTTGTTAGAATTTATAGATAAAAAAACCTATAAAAGCGAACAGATATTAGATGCTGAAGCTATATGGGCTGTATTTTATAACAACAAACCATTCAATCTAAAATCCTCACATAGTTTAAGTAATTATCCTGGTCCTAAATACAAGAAAGTTTCTTTCAGTAATCCAGGACATGCAATTAATTTGGCAAAGAAACTAAATGACCTGTTTAACTGCAATGAATTTACAGTTGTTAAACTGTCTGCAGGTGAAACAGTTCAATTGATAGACTAATGAACTGGAAAGAAACCTATACTAAGATTTTTTTAAAAAATTCAGGCAAGGCTGTACACGAAGCAAGTATAGCAGAAGTAATGCCACTATGGTGGCAAAATACAAGAGCAAAAGATACAGGCGGGTTGCGTCTTACTGAAGCTGGTTACAATTTTGTAACCGAAGAACTAGATTTACAAATGTATAAAGTTCCTTATCCTAAAGACTTTGAATTTACAACTAATGTAATAATATGGATGGACCAGTTTATTGACTGTCCTTACTATTTTGATAGGCAAGGAATAGTTGTTACTAATGAAAAGAAAGCTATGGAATTGCATCTTTTTAGTGGAGATGTTAGAAAATACGGCCTAATAAAAGCAATGAAAAGACAAAAAGATTAGATTTTGGCAAAAAACAGGTTGACTGTTAGACTCTTTGGTGCTATAGTATATACATACTAAGAAATTAGATATGGCACTGTTAACACAAGAAGAGGAATACAAAATGGAAAACGTCGCAGTACGCACCGTAAGCCCTAATAGAGCAAAGAAAAGTATTAGGCATGCTTTTAAGAAAAAACGTCCAATTTTTATGTGGGGACCTCCAGGTATTGGTAAGTCTGATATTGTTGGACAAGTAACTAATGAACTACCTAAATCGAAATTAATTGACATCCGTTTATCATTATGGGAACCTACAGATATTAAAGGTATTCCATACTATGCTGCAAATGACAATGTTATGGCATGGGCACCACCACAAGAACTTCCTACAGCAGAAATGGCTAAGAAATATGATTTCATAGTACTGTTTTTGGATGAAATGAATTCTGCGGCTCCTGCAGTACAGGCAGCCGCATACCAACTAATTCTTAATCGTAAGGTTGGTCAATACGTGTTACCAGACAACGTTTTAATTGTTGCCGCTGGTAACCGTGAAGCAGACAAAGGTGTTACATACAGAATGCCTGCTCCGCTTGCTAATAGATTTGTTCACATTGAACTTGCAGTTGATTTTGACGACTGGTTTACTTGGGCAGTAAATAATAATGTACACAATGACGTTGTAGGTTATTTGACTTTTAGCAAAAAAGACCTTTATGATTTTGATCCTAAATCTCCAAGCCGTTCATTTGCAACACCACGTAGTTGGTCTTTTGTAAGTGAATTGTTAGAAGATGAACTTGATGAAGAAACTACAACTGATCTTGTATCAGGTGCAGTAGGCGAAGGCCTAGGTATCAAGTTTGTTGCACACCGAAAGGTTGCAGCTTCAATGCCTAACCCAACTGATATTTTGTCAGGAAAGGTTAAAGAGCTTAAGACCAAAGAAATCAGTGCCATGTATTCCTTGACGGTCTCGCTCTGTTATGAACTTAAAGAATCGTCCGATAAAGGCGATAAGAAGTTTGATGATAAAGTTAATAACTTCTTACGTTTTATGATGGACAATTTCGAAACTGAATTGGTTGTTATGGGTATCAAGTTAGCCCTCACTCAGTATGCTCTACCAATTGATCCAGACGAAGTAGAATGTTTCGATGAGTTCCATGAACGTTTTGGTAAGTATATTACCAAAGCACAAGAGGCATAATGAAAGGAGTTTGGACGGTCTCCTAAACAAACCGTCCAATTTATCTTGACTTCTCATAGTAATTATGCTATAGTAAGTAAAATAAAGGAGCAATGGCATGACAATAGATACTAAAGGTTTTGTACCTAATCCAGATATTACACCTGCAGAACTGACAGAAATGCGTAAAAAGGTGTTAGACAATGTTATTGTTGCTAGGGTAGGTTTGCTCCTCAGACATCCATTTTTCGGCAATATGGCAACACGTCTTAAGATAGAAGCATGTGACGACTGGTGTCCCACAGCCGCAACAGACGGACGTCATTTATATTTTAACACACAGTTTTTTAATGCAATGACCAATAAAGAAATTGAGTTTGTTATTGCACATGAAATTTTACATTGCGTATTTGATCATTTGACACGTAGGGGAGATCGTAATCCGGTTTTATATAATATTGCTGCAGATTATATTGTAAATAATTTATTAGTACGCGACCGTATTGGTGATAATCCTAAACTAGTACAATGTTACCAAGATTTTAAATATGATGGTTGGTCTTCTGAAGAAGTATACGATGAACTATTCAAAGAAGCAGAAAAGAATGGCGAAGAGTTCGTAAAACAACTAGGTGAAATGCTAGATGAACATGTTGACTGGGACGGCGAAGGTAATCCTGCAGACAATCCAGGCAAAGGAAAAAAAGGACCCCCTAAATATTCTAAAGAAGAAATGCGTAAGATTAAAGAAGAAATCAAAGAAAGTATGATGAGTGCAGCACAAGCTGCAGGCGCTGGAAATATTCCAGGCGAAATTGCACGTATGATTAAAGATCTTACTGAACCTAAAATGAATTGGCGTGAAATATTACGTCAGCAGATACAATCTACAATTAGAAATGATTATACATTTAGCCGCCCTTCACGTAAAGGTTGGCACACTGGTGCAGTATTACCCGGAATGAATTTTGATACTACAATTGATGTTGCTGTTGCAATTGATATGAGTGGATCTATCGGAAATGATCAAGCAAAAGACTTTTTAAGTGAAGTAAAAGGGATCATGGAAGAATATAAGGACTATAATATAAAGTTATGGTGCTTTGACACTAAAGTATATAACGAACAAGACTTTAGTGCAGAAAACGGTGAAGACCTTACAGATTACGAAATCTTTGGAGGTGGAGGTACAGAATTCGATTGTAATTGGAATTACATGAAGGATACAGATTTTGTACCTAAAAAGTTTATTATGTTTACTGATGGCTATCCTTGGGGTAGTTGGGGAGATGAAGACTACTGCGATACAGTATTTGTAATTCATTCTAATCAAAATAAGGACTTACAGGCGCCATTTGGCACTACTGTACATTATGACAAAAACGCTGCTTAAAACAAATCAACCTAATAGACTTGAAGTTTTCGAGTGTAGACAATCAAATGTTGCACCAATTCATTTTGAATATATAAAACTTCCTTTGACCTACAACCTTCAAGATAGTATTTCAAAATGGATTACAGAAAATCTAAAAGGAAGATATTATATTGGAAAGTCTCTTGGTATTGATAAGAAAGGTGTCAAGACGTTTACAACTGTGTTAAAAGTAGGTTTTGAAGAACCAAAAGAACTATCGTATTTCACTTTGGCGTGTCCACTTTTGAAATACAAGTAAATATTCATGAATAATTAATAGTATAAGGAGTGAAACTAACTATGACAGAAGAAAAGAAACCAGCTGAAGCTACTGCGCAACCTGCTCCAGCTACTGAAGCCCCAGTTGAACTTACAGTTCAAGACTTGGGTAATATTAAACAAATTATCGACGTAGCAAGTCAACGTGGTGCATTTAAGCCCAATGAAATGACTACAGTTGGTACAACTTACACAAAGCTAGAAACATTCCTAGCGGCAGTGGCACAACAGCAACAAGCAACAAATGGTGCTACTGAAGGAGAAAAATGATGTATAAACATGTAGGACGTATTAAGACTAACCAAAGAAAAGTTATTGTAGCATACAGAACTGTTCCTGGTGAGCCTGAAAATTGTGTAGTAGTTACTACAGAGAATCTAATGGCGGAAGAACACGACACTCTTATGAAGTTAATTGAAAGTGACGGCGGCCAAAACGAAGATGTTTTTGCAAATGCAATGGCAAGAACAAGACTGCCAGACGGTAGAATTATGTTAGCAGGATTTCATGTAACGGGTAAGATGCAAAAAGTAGCAACTGATCAAGTAGAAATGACTCCAGATCGTAGCACTGTAATTCAATTAGATGAATTAAACAGAATGATTGCTGAACAAAAAGGTGTAGCAGTTGAAGATTTAGCAACACTAGATGCAGGTCAGTCTACTGAAGTAAAAGACATGGCAACTGTAAGTGACATGCCTGTAGTAGAAGATGCAGCACCGACAGATGGATCAGTTATTGATGATGCAACTTTAGCAGCACAATATCGTTCGCAAGCAGATACAATGTTTAAAGAAGCAAAGAGACTACGTGAGCAAGCTGAAGAACTTGTTCCGACTAAGAAGAAAAAGTCTGTTGCAGAAAGTGCCTAAGGCAAAAAACAAAAAACTTCCTCAGGACATTATAGATCATTGGCCTGAAGTATTTCAAGATGTAGATATTAAAGTTGTACCTGTTAAGTATCTACACAGTGTCCGTGTATTTTTTACAGACGGTAAAGTCTGGGACATAGACGTTGCTAAAACTAGACAAAAGAAAGATGCTAAAGATATAGAAAAATCATTAGAAGAATTGTTTAGTAATTATCAGGACAGTATAGATAATGTGGATTTTAGGCTTGATACAGCACGGGTAAAGGCAGATATTCAAGGCCGAACAAGACATTTTATGAAAAGAAGAAAGTAATTTGTTTGAGTATTTGTATAAATACATATAGATATTCCAGGAGTTAAATATGGCCCTAAGACTAAGAAGAGGTACAAACGCAGAAAGAACTGCGATTACGCCCGAAGCAGGTGAACTAGTATACACAACAGATACCAAAAAGGTATACGTTGGTGATGGAGCTACTACAGGTGGTAACATTGTTAGCGGACAAAATGACATTGTAGATGATACATCGCCACAACTAGGCGGTAACTTAGATCTAAATGGCAATAATATTACTGGTACTGGTAGTATTAACATCACAGGCACAATAACAGCAACAGGAAACATAAATTTAGGTGACGGCGCAGGAGGCGATGTTCTTTCTATTGGGGGAGTTATTGCAGGTGATTTAATACCCGATGCTGCAAATACACATTCTATAGGGTCAAGTGCAGTACGATATGCTGGCGGTTTCTTTAATCAATTAACTGTTACAGGAAATATGACTGCAGATAGCATACAAGCTGATATAATCGGTGATGACAGTGTAATGATTGTAAATGCCGGAACTGGTGCTATTACAGGAACACTAACAGGTGATGTTACTGGTAACTTAACTGGAAATGTTACTGGTACTTTAGTTGGTGAAGTAACAGGAAGTGTTTTTGCAGACGACTCTACTTTAATGGTAGACGCAATTAATAATTTTATTACAGCACCTGACATTACAGGAACCAGAACTACAAGTGGTAAAATAACACTTACAGAATATACACCTCAAGGTCAAGGAACAGTTAATTTTATACGAAAAGTTAATGGAAATATAAACGAATCTGACGACAGACCATCTGGTATAATTTACTTTGGAAGAGACAGTGACGATGGAGAATTTTTAACTCAATCTGCTATTACTGCCGGTAAAAATCATGTTAGGTTTATAAATGATCCTGTAGGTCAAAGTATTGATGGTTTAGGTGATACTACAACACAGATGACATGGAAATATGACGATGGCTACAATAAACTTGGAATTGGATATCGTAATCCTCCAGGTTCTGAAAGATTACAAGTAAACGGCGATGCAGCAATAACTGGATATATAGAAGTAGACCAAGTACGTATTGCTGGTAATTCAGTTTCAACACTTGTAAGTAATGCTAACCTACAATTATCAGCAAACGGTACTGGTACTATAGAGTTAAATATTCCTACTCAAGCAACTGTAGGAGCTGCTGGTGCAGCAGCGGCAGTGCCTGCAACACCAAGTACATATTTTAAAATAAATGTAGGCGGAACTGATTATGTAGTTCCTGCGTTTGCAGTTAGCTAATTTATAAATTTCAGTATTAACTATTGTGTAACATTTACCTAGGTAAATATTGTTATGGAAATAAATTTAACTAGTTTAAAAGATCCTAAACGCCTGTTCAAAGAAACAAACTCATCCAATAAATTTTACGGTAAAGATAAAGAAGATGCATTTATTAAGGATGGCGAAGGATCAGATATTTTTACAAAACATGTAATTCAAACTACAGATTGGGATTCAATTGAGTTTGAGTATAAATGGAATAGCTTAGGTCTACGCGGACCTGAACCTGATTATACAAAACCTAACAGAATTATATTTGCAGGTGGAAGCCTTTGTGTCGGAACTGGAATTCCTATGGAGAACAGTTTTCCTTTTTTAGTATCTAAAATGCTAGATGCATCATACATTAATGTTGCGGATGTAGATACTATGTCAGACCTTATACAACCCTTGAAACAATTTGTTGATTTTAATCCTCAGTGTGTTGTTATCAACGATACAAGATTTATACAAATGTATGGTTGGGCTCTTATAGATATCTATAGAGTAAAAAATGTTGAAAGTAATCAACTGTATAAAAAGATATTTCTTGAATGCGACCAAAACTTTTTATTAATGTTTGAAGCGTATCTAAAAGATTTATTTCCAAATGCTACATTGATCCTAGCGCATTGTGTAAGACGAGCATTTAAGATAGAAATGCCGCCATTCAAATATTTTAAAATTGTTAGACTGGAGAAAAGCCAAGCAGTTGATCTTGCCAGAGATAATGCCCATCCGGGAATATTATCACATAAGTTATTTGCAAAAAAAATAGTTAACGCTATTAGTAATCAAACATCTATCAAATAATCTTTAGAACCGTTTTCTAACAACCATTCAAATCGTTCATCCATAAATCCTGTAGCCTGCAAAGTAATCCGTGGAGTATACCCCATATTTGAAGCTGCATGTGGCATGTTGGTCCAGTCATAGACGACACATTCTCCTGCATCATATCCTTGATAATAGGTATTTCCGAATTGCCATACATGACCGTAATCCCACGGTGTTAATGAAATCAAAACTCTTCGAAGTTTTAGAGGATTTTTGTCAGCACCTGCATCTAACCATCTCTTCCTCCAATGGCTCCTAGCGTATCTCATTTGTTGATCGATGTGAAATGGGGTTACTTGCCCTAATCGTTGAATGTGTACCCGTGACATATGTACATCATACATACCTATTTCTTTGAACATATTAAAGAATGGCTTGTATGAAGGATGATCGTCGATCTTCCAATCTTCATTACCGTCTTGGTCAAATCCTTTTAAATTACAAATGGTATCATAATACATGCAAGAAACATCATCGCGACCTGACGCACGTTGAACATCTAACAATTCTCCGTCGTGTAAACTTTGATCTTGTAGAGATTGCGATCTTTTTCTATAATTTCCTATAGTGTGTTCTTGAGAGCGCGATAATGCTCGCTTTATGCCTGCATCCCAATCTCCCTTAAATTTGCAAATTACGTTAAAGGTTTGTTCTTGACTGTCTCCTTTGGGATCAAAGTGCCAAGTGGATCTAAGTTTGTTGTGATACCAACGACTAGGGATTCCGTCAACTGTAAACGGATTCATTTCAGCATCAGCATGCCTTTTTAGTTGATCATCTGAATACATATCATCTTGATAATTAGTATCATTAATGTTGACACCCTGTGTCAATTTAGGAATCTCTTTTGGGATTAGGTCACTAACTAATTCTCCAGTATCGTAATTTTTATTATGAGATTTACTTTCGATAATATTATCTAACTTTATCATTTCATCTGCATAATTTTTTGCATCTTTATTCATAATAAATCCTTTAATTTCATTTATAACCTGCAACGCCAATTGGTCGTTGACAGTGTTCGATGGTGCCTAAAAACCAGTCAAGGGTAGTTGGATCGCTAACATCTATATCAACAATATAATGAACTGTGTTGTCTTTGAAACAAAAACTATAATGTACTACAGAAGTATTAACACACACCCATTGCCCAGGACGGAAGTTTTGTATTTCTCCATCTATTACATACGTACATTCTTCTGGATGACTGTGATTGGCAAAGCAATTTAGTCTAACCCACTTTGGCTCCATGTTATTAAAAAAATCTCTATGGGGTGAAAAAAAGCTGCCGGCATTTAGGTCCACGTGTACAGCTTTTTGATGCTTGCCTTTAATACCCCAACTATCTGGAGCCCTACTGTAACGATACACAGTTTTGTTACCTAACATTCCTGTATACCTTTCAGACTCAACTAAATCTATATGTAGTGATTCTAAAGGAGCATACAGATCTAGTGCAATTACATTGCCAAATTTAGCGTGAATGTCTGTAGCATTTGCCATTAATTTTCCTCACAGTCTGGTAACATCTTTGCAATTTGTTTTAGATTTTGTTCATTTAAGTACAAGCTCATTATAATATGATAGATGTCGTCGGCCATAGCAAAACTTCCGTGTGTTTTTCTAGTGTTAAGTATGTATGGAACCCCTGCTTCAAATCTTGCAAGTTTACCATCATAGAAAAACATCCAATCTTTATCTTTAGTTTTATTGAGAGGTATAAAAATCCTAAATTGATCGTTTAGTCTATACGCATCTCTGTGAGGCCTAAAAAAACTACCTTTCTTCATAGTCACTGCCCTGCATCTAGCAAGTTCAGTCCATTTGTCGAAGAATAATTTTATACTAGGACATGTTTCTAAGTTAGTATTATAAGGTTGGTTTCTTGCATGTTTAATCTCAGGCGGCGCATCTAATCCTAGATCTTCTATAGGACCAGTTAGATTAACAGCAGTTTTGTTATTAGGTCCAGTAATCCAGTTAGGCACAGTCTTTAGTTCGACAATAGTCTGCTGTTCAAATTTATAATTTAATTTAACTATGTCCCCATAGGATGAAAGAATGCTGTGCAAGCTCATAAGTTCCATTATACGTCCCCTTGGTCTTTCATATCTCTATTCATCTTCCAGATATGTTGTATTTTCATAATTTGATGATACATCTTAATAATACTTACAGGGCCATCTGATTTATACCAAGCAGGTACTACACCATGTATGTAACTCTTTAATGCAACAGAAATTAATTTATTGCTTTGCTTAAAACTATGGCGCAGATGTTTCCAATATGACCATTGCGTTTCTTTTAAGTGTTCTTTTGACTTTTTTATCATACTGTATTTACATACATATAAACTAATCCGGGTATGATAATGAACAACTGCGGAAAGAAGTTTAGTATAATCGCTTTTTCGTTCATTCGATATCCTACATATATCCAACCACAAGCACCTAGTATCTGTAGGAAACTATTCCAAGGAGTAATACCTTGTACGTGCAGGACCATCGCTATGAGGATAGTCACTGCACTTGCGTATTTTACTATTGTAATGTGGTTCATACTGATATTACATTGTTATAAGTGCTGAATAGTTTTAGTGTAGCATCACTTGCTACACCTGTTACCAACAGGGTACAGCGTGGACCATGTCCTGCATTTGCTGTGCAGTGTGGCACATTGTACCAATCAAAACTATATATTTCTCCGGCCCTGTAGCCTGTATGTACAAAGTTTCCATAACTTATAAAGTGTCCAGGTTCCCAATCGTTAAGCATAATCATAAAACGATACACACTATGAGGATCCTGTTTGTTCCATTTTTCAAGTTTGTCTATGTGCAGATTCCATACTTGTCCTGGATGCTGGACATGTATACGACTTTGTATTGATTGTTTATCTCCGCCTGTTAGTGCCAGTGCATCAGTCATACGTTGAAACACAGGTGCTATATTATATTCCAAATTAGTCAATGGCATGTCAGCATCAGCACCACTGCGAACAAGACAATATTCTTCGCTTTCAATGTCTTTGGTTGAACCATCAATTGGGTTGCGATTGCGCCAAGTAATTTCATTGCTTGTTGCTATTGCATCCGCAAGCTCTCCACTCCAATCTCCCTCAAAACGCCCAGCATAGCGCATTGCGTCATATGCTGGGTCATTCTTGAAAGGATTAAAATGATAACTTGTTCTAGGCTTTAAACGATCCCAGTTACTTTCCATTTACTTAACCAAGTCTGCTTTGTAGATACTCTTTAGTCCTAGTGCTTCTTTGTTAAACTTGACTAGATTCTTAAGTGCATCTTCAGTAACAAATGTCATTAGTGTGTCACGCATTTGATCGCCATCATCACCAATGAACCACTCATACTTGCCGTTCTTTGCTTCGATAGCAGCCATTGAGTCTGCATCGTTCTTCATAGCATACATCGCTGCAATCATACGCTTGCGTAGTACTTCGTTGCCTTTGTTTACCCAGATAGCCTTTTGTAGTCCATCACGGAAACTTTTAACAAGTTTGTATGCATCATAAAACTCACCACTTGGTGCTACACCCCAACGTGCTTCAAAGATTTGCTCAACTTGATAACCTGCAGGATAGTTGGTGTCATCAACATGATTGCCTGTTGTTGGATCTAACAGTCCATGATGGAACCAAAGTTCTGCATTGGTATCTGGCTCAACGTGCTTTTGAAATGTTGCTGGATTCTCACGAGTGCCGTTTAGATCACCACGCTTGAATGCAAGACGTCTTTCACTACCACTCATGCCTTTTACCCATACTACATTTTCTTTAAAACATGCAATATATTCATCCACACTCTTGTCTGGACCACACAACATAAGTGTCATAGCAAATGCTTCTGGTACCATGCCTGAACCTGCCGG